CATATAAATTCTCTTACGGAAATGTTCTAATTTATAATTAGCATATGATACAGATGATAAATCATCAGCAATGTCATAAAGAACAGCCTTATCAGAACCATTACCTTTTCTTAATGAACGTCCAACAGACTGCAACACTTTAATCTCTGATTTACCACCAAAGGCAAAGATAATATTATCCAGTCTCTTAAGGTTAACACCAGTAGAAAAAGTACCAAATGAAGCAAGGATGTTATGTTTCTTCTCAGGATCATTCTCGACAAGATGTCTAATCCTTTCACGCTCTTCACCTTTAACACCACCATGAATAAAATGTAGCTCTCTGCCCTCTTTGAAAAAGAGGGGTTCTAAAAGTTTACCATGTTTCTCAACTAAATCAAATAAGACCAAGTTGTTCTGACCTTCTAAAGACCACAATAGATTTCTTAGGAATATGTTTCTTCGTTCGCAGTTCACTAAGAACTCACGTTCAGCAGAAAACTTTTTGGTAGCCTCAAGTTTATTGATAGCCTTCTTAAAGCCTTTGCGTATCTCTTGATTGTGAGAAAGAACAATTGCCTTCACATCAAAGTCAGCCACAGTACCATCATCAATAAGGTTCTTGGTAGTCACATGCTGTCTAACAGAACCAAAACATCCTTCAAGAACAAGTTGGTGCGTCTTGCTTTCTTCTGTTTTCAATGTACCAGTGAACCCATGTCTATAATAACATTGGGGCATCATACTCATGATCTTCTGAAGCGACTTCGCTTGGAATTGATGTGCCTCATCCCCAAGAACTACTTTAAACTGATCAAACCATTCTTTAGGAAGTTTAACTAACGACTGCCATGTAGATATGACAACAGGTTTGTCTGTATTCTTCTCAGCACCACCTTTAATCTTATGAATTGCATTGGGGTCACATCCGTAATCAATGAAGTCACCTTCCATTTGGTGTACAAGTGAGATTGTCGGAACGATGATGAGTGTTCTATGATTTAAATTGTTGTAATAATGTTGTTGGATCAAATAAATGATCAGAGACTTACCAGAAGATGTTGGCGACAAAGATAACGATCTATTATCACGCAACGCATCAACAATGTATCTGTTTTGGTAGTCTCTTGGAACAAACTTGCAGTTTACTTCCTTGGCTAGTGTAATGCCATAATCATCAGGGATACCATCTTCTCCGTGAATCAAATGATCAGGAGCATTAATGTCATAACCACGATCCTCTGCGAAGATGATTAGCTTCTTCATCAAACCAACTAATAGGGTAGGGCGCATTGGGGAGTAGAGTCTGATATATCCATCCCAGATTTTATTTCTGAAAGAAGGATTAAATTGGTAACCAGAAGGTCTAAACGAAAAGAACTGTTGTATCTCTTGACGAATGCCTGGGTCGGCAGTCACCTTTAGATTGATAGCATCCAGTTGTTCGACAGTAATTACTTCAGCCATGTTAACCTCACTTGTTCATAGTATATGCTACTATTTATACAAGGTGGCTAAGGCTTAATATTCCCCTGCTTGGAACTTCATGACATCAATCATGCTCTTAATAATGAAATTTCTTGCATGGATAGTTTTTACAATGCTCTCAAGATAGTTTGCATTTTCTGTATGAAAATCAATCTTAAGGCTTAGATTAATAATATCTCTATCGGACTGGATATGTTTATCCAAGTCAGTACGTATTACTTTTCTTTGGAATGGCTTCCAACCACGAACTCGCAAGTCTTCTTCAGCCATCTCACCACCATAGTAGTCACGCTTGTCCATCTCAAGTTCTTTGTAATCGCCCTTGAGCTTCTTAACACGCAATGCTTCTGTATAGTACATGTTGTAATATTTACTGTGCAGTGAAGGTATATTCCGCAACTCATTCATCAAGTCGTTTTCGTTGATCTTCGAATCTTCTGACCAAATCTCACTGATTTTATTTTCCAAGACATAACCCTCTCTAATGTAATAAAAGGATTATACCACAGTTATTGAGTAGTGTCAAGCAACCTTTTCGAAGGTGTACCTGTCATATCTGAAGGACATGTTAACTTCTGGGTAGAAAACGTCGCTTCCTGTCACATCAAGGTTTACGGCGCTTAGAGATACTGGTGTGCAGTTCAAGAAGTTAAACTTCACGTTTAGATTTTTGTTGCTGTTCAAGATCAAAATGCTGATGTCACTATCAAGACCTTCGACGCCTTTTTGTAGTGGTGTGTAATCATCAAACTTTTCTGGGCTTGACAAAGCTTTCATCCAATTGTAACATTCCATATAGTTATTCATATTTTCGTCTACAAGGAAACTTAAGTCCAAATCTTGGTATGCCAATCTGTCACCAGCAACAAACAGGTTTCCCATAGGGTTTACAATTTGCGGAGCTTCCAATGTAACGCCTGGGATAAATGCCTTCTGTGTGAAGAACTCTACGTTAGGTAAACGAGAGACAGATACAGTAAAACCGATGGGCGATAGGTAATTAGTATTCATTTTCAAAACTTTCCTGTTTGACAAACATTGTTTTCTATGATACTATTTATAAATGTTACTAAATAAGGATTACACAAGTTTGGACAATCGAGACGATCCGTGTGATGACGTTACACATTGGTGTGGCTATTTGAAAGGTAAAAGACAGAATGGCTGAAGATTTTAAAATTTTAACAGCACGTCAACACGTTCGAGAGCGTATTGGCATGTATATGGGTTCAAGTTCCCTTGAGGAAGTTGAGCGATTCGTCATGGGCGAATGGAAAACTGCAAAGTACGTTCCCGCACTATCTAAAATGGTTGACGAAATTCTCGACAACTCAATTGATGAGGCAATTCGCACAAACTTTAAACACGCCAATAAAATCGACGTATCAGTCAAGATGGACAATTCTATTACCATTACGGATAATGGTCGTGGCATTCCGCATGAAGATGTATTCGATGCAACTACCAAGAAGACTATAGCGAGAGCTACAGCCGCTTGGACTAGGGTTAATGCGGGTACGTCGTTCGATGACGAACGTGTTACGATTGGCACGAATGGTGTTGGCTCATCAGCTACTAACTTCTTGTCATCCAAGTTCACTGGTAAAACGTGGTCTAATGGAACTATCCTTCAAGTATCGTGTACGAATGGTGCTGAGAAGATACGTGAGACAAAGAAAGAAAAGACTGGCAATGGTACTGAGGTTTCATTCACGCCAGACTTCTCCCTGTTTGAAGTGGATAACCTTAATGATCTCGACACCCTTGCTTTGCTTGAGGATCGTTTGATTTCATTACAAATGGCATTCCCTGAGATTGCTTTCTCTTTCAATAAGAAACGCATCAAGGTAAACAATCTCAAGAAATATTCTGAGATGTTCATCCAAGAGGGCGAAGCTTCTATTATTGAAAAGAGCGACAATCTTTCTTTCTTCATTGCATCCAGTGAAGATGGTTTCAGATCAAATTCATATGTCAATGGTGTGAACACACGCCAAGGCGGCACATACGTTGACTTCGTGATGAATGGTATCGTTGATGAACTTGTCGTTAAGATTAAGCGTAAGTATAAGATCGAAATGGCTAAGATCACAATTAAGAGTGGTCTATCGTTCGTGATGTTCAGTCGTAACTTTGTCAATCCGAAGTTTGATTCGCAAACAAAAGAGCGTCTGACAAATCCAATGGGTAATGTCAAAGCGCATTATCTTGAGTCTGGCGTCAAAGACTTCGTATTCTATTCGCAAAAGATTATGAATACACCTTCGATCATTGAACCAATCATTGAGGCTCAGTTAGCCAAGAAGTTGGCGCAAGACAAACGAGCCGCTACCCTAGCTCAAAAGAACCTTCGTAAGGTAAAGGTAGCTAAGCACATTGCCGCTAACAAGCCCTCAGCGACACTTAAGATCGTCGAAGGAGATTCTGCAATGGGGTTCCTACTGAAAGTTCGTAACGCTGATAAGGTGGGCGCTATGCCGCTCAGAGGGGTTATTATGAATACGTGGGATATGAAGCCAGCAGATGTTCTAAAGAACAAAGAATTGTCTGAATTGGTTGCCGTTCTTGGGTTGAACATCAATGACCCTGATAGTGTGGATAACATGCAATATGAGAACATCGCAACTCTTACAGATGCTGACCATGATGGTATTGGACACATCAGCCCATTGTTGATTGCTTTCTTCTATAAGTTTTGGCCTAGACTGTTATCTGAACGAAGAGTTAAGATTACTCGAACACCAATTATGATCTCAACTAAAGATAAGAAGGTGAAGTGGTTCTACGGATACGAAGAAGCATCGAAGTTCAAAACAGAAAATCCTTCTGGTTGGAAGCACCGTTATATTAAGGGGCTTGGGAGTTTGACTGAAGAGGAGTACGATATTATCATTAACAAGCCAGTTTAC